CTCAAAGTGCTCCTCATTACATGTGGGTTATCTTGCGATCTTAGAGGGCGTATCCTAGTCGGTTCATGCTAGACAAGAGTTCCATGGCTAACTTGGCTCCTTCGAGTAGGCTTGATCGGAGGTGCAAAGGGATCGTGTCGTGGTAGAGTTCCTGATCGAGGAACTTTGCCTCGTTGAGATGAGGAAATCTTGTCTTGATATCCGGAGATTTCAACAGATGCTCAGCATCATCCAGTATCCTTACCTTGATCCCTGCTGCTACTAGGCCTTCGAAACATGCTTTCCATGTAGGTGCAGAGAAATCCTCTACGATCCAGAGCATTCCTTGGAGCTTCATCACCTGATGCAGAACTCGAATCTTGTGTGTCAACGTTCTCAATTGCTCACCTGCTTCCATATGCTCCACACTTCCTGTGACTGCGAGAGTGATATTCCAGTTCCTCAGGCTTCTGAAGATTTGGATCAGATCTCCCACTCGTGTGACAGTGTTCTCCGGTATAGATAGATGATTCAAGATTCCGTGGAATTTTTCCCCAATCGTGCACTCGGAGACCCTAGGAATGATCAGCTTTTTGATGCACTCCTTTTCACGATTTGTGATGAGCCTCCGATCGTGGCGGTCTAAATCCTTTTCAATCTCATACCTGACTCTTTCAACCTTCTTTAAGGTTGTTGCGTCAGGTTGGCACATCCTGTTAGGAAGTGTGGGCAGAAGGACTTTCCCTATTGCGATCACATAGGCTTCATATCCTATATGAGATTCGGGAATGGTCACGAGTCTGCATTCTTCACAGTTTATCCGTAGCAACCCACATAGAGCAGCCACGTGCCTTGGAAGATCGAGGAAGACTTTCATGATAAGAATTCCTCTTCCAGATGAATTATTTAGCCAATACTTCGCGGTGTTCAACCATAGTTGTGAAACCATCTCCGCTCTAGTGTCATCCTTTGGGAGATCAGCGTCGAATTTCACAAGATGAGGTGATCCTGCTTCTTCCGCCATGACTTCTAATGTCAGAGGATTCAACAAGTTTCCTCCAATGTTCTTCTGTGTGTAGTATCTAACTCTTGGATGTACAACTGGTTGACCGGGTCCTGATCCTCCGATTACGGTGGAAGCTGGCGCACCACTTTCAGGTGATACCTTAGAATTCCAGTAAACAATGACGTTCGGGAAGTTCTCTACTAAGAATCGGGTATCCCCTCCTTCTCCATCAGCGAGGCAGACGAACGATCCAGAGATCTTGTCCCTGTTATCCCAAATCCATGTACCTCTCAAGAGAGAATAGAGCTTGCACGACGAAGTGGTTCCATATCCTCCGAATCGTGAGACATGTGTGACATCAAGTTGTTGGATGTAAGGTGGATTAGGTCCAGGAGGAGCAATTACAGTGTCAAAAGCCATCCTTTGTACAAGAATTGTTTCCATGTGGGACCTGTTCTTTGGTATCAACGCCTTGAGTGAATTGGGTTGCCAAAGCTGTACTCTCTGCGTTCCTGTCAATTCCGTTTCATCCTCATAGTCATCTGCGTCGTTAGTTTCTCCTAGCTCGCGAACTAGAGAGTAACACGAAGGTAAGTCGACAAGATGTAAAGTCATGGTGATGTTTGGCCTATCCTCATCAATTCCATACTCATTAATGTAAGCCTCCAAAGTCTTGAGAATCTT